CCATACCAACGGCGACGGGGATTTCCCACAAGAGCTCCTTGCCAAAAAAGCGGCGCCGACCAAGCTTTACCTCGCCCGAATGCCACATCAGCCGTCCGGTCAGCGCACCAATCAGGGTGGTGACAGCGCCGCCGAATACCGAATTGATCATGTCGATAAACCCACCCTCATTCATCGGCGTGCCTCCTCTAATGCAACAACCCGCGCGGTCAATTCTTTGATGGCCTCAATCAGAAGGCCTGTGATATTGCCATAAGCGACAGACAGTTGCCCTGCCTGATCTGCCCGCACGACCTCGGGCAGAACCGTTTCCACCTCTTGCGCCACCACGCCGATCTGGCGGTTCCCATCCATGGTGAAGCGCACGCCGCGCAGAGCGCAAACCAGCGCCAGCGCATCCGCGATGGTCATAATGTCAGATTTCAGGCGCGCATCTGACGAGGACACGAAGTTTGGCGCGGTGACCACCCCGGTGAAGGTCGCCCCCGTGAGCGCCGCCTTGCCTGCAATCGTGGCGTCATACTCCACCGCGGCTTTGGTCGCCATTGTGCCAAGCCCGAGGTTTCCCCGCGCCAGCGCCGTATTTGCCAACCCTGCCAGATTGCCCGCAGCATCCAAAAGCGCGTCCCAGCCTGTGTTCGTCGCATTGCGCCGCCGCAGCACCGGCGGGGAGGCAGAGGTGTCGACCCAGAGCATGCCAGCAATTGCTGCGGTCGGTGCCGTCGCCCCGGCGCTGGTGGATTGTAAGGCGGCGATCACCTCGTTGATCCGGGCGCGAACAGCGGCTCCGGCATCATTGGTGATTGCAAAACTCGATGTCTGGGGCATTCTCAGGCGACCTCATCGGCATAAAGCCGCAGTTGGGAAACGATGGGCGTGTAGGACGCATCCTTGGTGGAGAGATAGGCCCGGGCCTCAACAGCGCGGGCTTCGATTTCATGGTTGTCGAGACGACCCCAAGGGCCCCAATTGGGGCTGCTGTTTGGGTCGTCATCGGTCTCGCGTATCTCGAACAGCACGTCGATTTCTGCGCCTGCCGCGCCGTCAAAGTCGGCCCATGTGTCCATCAGCGCTGTGCGCGCATCGATCCGGTCGTTCAGCGCCAAGGCCGCAACGCCGATCTCTGAGCGCAGCCGCACCCGTTTGACAGCCCCAAGATCGAGCCCGGTGGCAAAACCGTATTGCCCCTCCATTGCAGTGACCTGCGTGACCCCGCCAGTTGTTGCAGTCGTCAATGTCAGGTTTGAACCCGTAACCTGCAAACCCGTCTTTGCGCCCACGAACTCCGGATCGGCCTGCAGATAGGCCAAGGTCGAGAAGGCCAAGACCTGCGCGCCTTTAGTAGACACGCGAGTTTCCGGTCCAGCTCTGCCGCCACTGTCCTCTGCCCGTAGCAGATATGTCCCGGGTTTCAGCGGCACCACTGCAATAGCCTCGCCGCCGCCCACCCGGTCCATCGAATAGCTGTCCGACCAAGTCGCTGTGACCTCTTTCGAATGGCGGATCACGATATTGCCGCCAACCCGCACATCAGGATCAACGGAGCGGGCCCATTTCAGGATGGCAAGACCACCGGCGGTCTGCAGCGTCACGCTCCCCAGCTCGGCTGGAGGTGCTGTCAGGCCGAGAACTTCGACTGATGCGCTTTGCCAGACCGACGATACGCCCAGCACCGAGATCGCTTTCACCCGGAATTGCCACACCCCCGGCGCAATATCGCGGATCTCGAGATTGGTGCCATCGGTGCGCCCGTAATCGAGCCAATCACCGCCTGCACTCTGCCGAGCCTGCAGTTGATAGCCTGCGACAAAGCCCGAAGGGGCGGCCTCCCAACCAACGCGCGCGAGAACCTTCAACCCGCCACCATCGCGGGTGACATAGAGATCCTCTGTCACTGTGGGCGGCCCCGGCGCTGGAATATCATAAGCATTTGGCAACGCCGTGCGCGGGGCGGCCGCATATATCTGTGCCTCGCTTGCCGCCCAGTCGTACACCAAGGGGGAGGTTTCGCGCAGGACCAGTTCTGGCAGCAGCAGTGCCGCATCACCCGAGGCCGCAAGATCAAGGCTGACGCCCTGCACTTCAAACGGTTTGGCGGCAAAGCCCCAGCGGTCATAAGACAGCGTGACCACATCACCCACTGTGGCCGCCCAAGCCGACAGTTTGCCAGACAGCCGCACCGTCATTTGACGCCGCGCACGCTCCAGCTCGATCTTGGCCAGTCGCTGCGCCATCGTGGCCGAGATGGTGAAGGGCAGCGAGATATCGCGCCATTTCTGCTCGCCGCCGTCCTCCGCCAAATAGGCCGCACTGGCATAGGCCGGAAAGTCGTCGGGCTGCCAATCGTTCTGCGGGGAAACGAACTGTCCGCGCACCCCGTTGAAGTTTGACGACATCGTCACGCGCGTGGCCAAGGTCAGACCGGCCTCGCGAACATGATCTGCGGTCAGCGCCACTGAGGGTGCGCGCCACGCCCCTGCGTGAATGCGCCAAGACCCGCCCGAGAAAGCGCAGCGCCCGGCGAAGGATGTCAGCAACCCCTCGATAATGGTTTTGGGAACCTCGGAGAGCGTGATGACACCGTTGCAGGCATAGCGCGGCTCCGCCCCACCCCCTGCGAGCGCCACCGGCTCGTCGCAGATATTGGCCGCCTCAATGAGGGCCATCTCGTCAATGCCGTCCGGCTGACCGACCCGCGCGCCAATGCCCCAGGTGGTGTTTGCCATATAATCAGCCAAGCAAAGTGCGGGGTTTTCGGAATAAACGGACGCTTGGGTGCGCGGATCCCAGATGTCATTCTTGCCCTCAAGATCCACTGTGATGTTTGGAATGCCGCCCGGGTAGGCATCCTGATCATAGGTCAGCCGCAGATGGATTGCAGCGCAGCCCCTAAGGCGGTGGTTTTCGGTCCACTTGTCGGGCAATGCTGCTTTCAGCGCGGTGAAGGCAGTCTGGGTGCCACCGCCCAGCTTCTTCTCAATGCTTACTTTGCCCGCCCAGCGACCTTGCGCAGCCCCCGCAGCATTCAGCGCGACCTCGCCTTCAAAATAAACAGCCCCGATGGATTTAACCCGGTGTGTTGCCAGCACGATTACCAAATCAAGGACTGCGTTGTCAGATCCCGAGGAATGCAGGAATACGATAACCCCGCCCTTGCGCGTGCGGCCGTACACCAAATCGCGCGGCACCACGGGTTCGCGGATGGTCACCGTGCGGTTTTGCAGCGTCGTTTGTGGCTTTGGCATCAAAGCCTGTGCTGCATAAGACAACAGCAGCGTGCCGCCGATCCGGATCAGGGCCGCGCCAATACCACCTGCTGCCAATACCCCGCTGATCGCCCCCGCAACGGCGACGACGGCTGAGACGATGAAGGGCATGGGGTGCGTCCAATATCAGGTTGGTGGTTTTAAATAAACCAGGCAAGTCGGCAGGAAGTAAGTGGCACGGTCATGAGGCCTTCGGTTGCCATGCCGACCGCCGTAGCGCCGACGCAAATTCCAAAACCAAGGCCAGTGTCCGCCAGCACAATGTCACCCCGCTGGGCCAGCAGCGGTGTCTCTCGCGGCGCACAGAGCAGTGCGTGCCCCATGTCTTCCAGCGAGCCCCAGCCAAGACGGCGCATGACGCGCGCGCCGCCAAGCGCTGTGCTGTAGCGTCCGCGCCAGAGCGCGGCCATATCCGCGCCGCCGGTTAGGGTCATGCGGGTCTCAAAAGCGAAGGTTACGCAGTCGTGGAGGCCCCAAGCGAAGGGTTTTGCATGCGCGACGTCGATTGCCTCTGCGAGGTGGCGTTCCCAATTGTCGATGCGGGGCATTCGTGGTTGATCCTCGTGTCGCGTAAGCAGTTAGACTTGTTTCTTTGGTGTGTTGGATATACACAAATAAATGTATATCCAACACATGACAGGGAGACCGGAATGCAAGTCGCAAAATGGGGAAACTCGCTCGCCGTTCGTTTGCCTGCCGATCTTGTGCGCAAGCTTGGGCTAAAAGAAGGTGATGACATAGAATTGCATCCTGATGAGGCTGGACTGGTGGTGGTACGTCACCCGCGCCCCGAAGAGGTTTTATCGTCTCTGCGCCAGTTCCGCGGGCGACTGCCTGCGGCTTCGCGCCTAAGCAGAGATGCCGCGCATGAGCGCTGATTTTTTCGACACAAATGTCATTCTCTATCTGCTTGATGATGGCCCAAAAGCAGAAACTGCCGAACGCCTTCTGGGCCAGCGGGGTACCATCAGCGTTCAGGTGCTCAATGAGGCGCTGGTAAATTGTCGCCGCAAAGCGGGGATGTCATGGCAGGAAGCCGGGCTGTTTCTTGGCGGCATTCGCAAGTTATGCACGGTGTGCGATCTGACGGTTGAGACTCATGACGTCGGACGTGCTTTGGGCGAGCGCTATGGATTTTCTGTTTACGATGCAATGATTGTTGCCGCGGCGCTCAGAGAAGGGTGCACAACACTCTACTCGGAAGACATGCATGACGGCTTGCTTGTCGAAGATCAGCTTCGCATTGCGAACCCTTTCAAGGCATGAATGATCTGTCGTTTTGTCATCCTCGTCCCCAGGTAATCTCTCGGTCTTGAATGGCGGTGACATATTCAAAGCCAAGATCGCCTGGATACAGCACCTGCTGGCTTTCATGGGTATAGCGCCAGGTCCGCGCCACGGTCAGGTCGATCAACCGGCTCTCGTAGATGATGGTAATCGTGCAGCTGTCAGCATCATCCTTGATTTCTGGCACATCAAGACGGCCCGAGAAGGCCTGCACCGGATCGGCGATAATCTGGCCTGTTTCAGACAAAAGCCCAAGCCAGATCCGGCCGGGAAGGCCCTGACGCGCTTCCTCAATCGCCATTTGAACCAAATCAAGCGGTACGCCAGATAGTGATATCGCCGTGCCGCCCGCCACGACCTCGCCGGTTTCATCAAGAGAACCGATGCCCAGAAGCGACCCCGCGCCAGCCCAAGTTTTGCCATTCCACACGATTTCGCCCAGCCCCGACCAAATCCGCACCCAGCCCGTGGCGAATTGGCCCTCAAAAAAGATCACCGGGCGAAGGTGTTGCTCTGCCAGCGCCGCAGCAAAAGCGGCGGTTACATCTCGGCTCATGTCAGATTTCCTCGCAGTTCAAAGCGCCTCTCGGGCTGAGATTGTAAACCGATGTTGATCCGCCCGGCCAATGACCGTCGGCACCGGCGCCGTTAGCCGAAGAAGAACGGACGGGGCATTCAGGCCAATCGGCGTGCCAACCTGAACGGTGCTGCGCAGGGAGGGCACAAACATGATCTCCGCCTCGCTACCAACCGGCGTCACATCCGCCGTCAGTTGATAAAGCCGTGTCGTGGACTCGGACCCTAGCTGAAAGAAATCCCCTGCGCGCAGACCAAGTCCCCAGCCAGCGGTGCGCAGGCTCAAAGCACCCGCCGCCTGCGTCTCAGTAACATAAGGATTGCCAGCCCCCGCCAGCACCTCAATCGTTGGATCGGGAAACAGGAACCGCCCCCGCAAACCGCCCAAAGCGGCAAAGAACGCAGACAACCTGCGCCCATTGGCACCTTGCGTCACCGCCATTTCAATCTGGTACTCCCACCATGATGCGACCCAGTCTTGGATTTGCGACGTGCCGGTAAACGGTGAGCGTGCCTCGGCCACGGAAGTGACCAGACGCCGCTCAAGTGCGGACACCAGCACCAGCGGCAACACTGCAATTGTCATATCGCCTGACCCCGCCGCCGCCCATCCGCGACGCTTTGCTTGGCGATCCGCGCGATTTCGGGCAGCGCCGCGCGCAGGCGCGCCTCAATCTGTTCGGCCACGCCAATCTGTGCGCCGCGCGCGTCAATTGAGATCGACATATTGGATGCAGCACCACCTGCGCCATAGCCCGCCGCTTGCCTGCGGCTCAACACCCGCTCGCCGCGTTGCAAAATCGCGGGCACCTCATCGGGTTTCAGGCCCGCCCAGCCTCCAGCATGCATCCGCGGGGCTGCGGCAAAGGCCAGCGCGGGAACCCTGCGGCTGGTTCCGCCAGTCCCGACCATTCCGCCTGCATGCAAAACCGAGCCAAATATATCTCCATCCCCAAAGACCCCCGACAGCGCGTTGGCGATCGGCCCCAGAACCGCGCGCTTGAACGCCAGCGTGGCCAGATCAGCAAGGATGGAAGACACCAAGGACTTGAAGTCGAACTTGCCGGTGGTGATAAAT